ATGAAGAAAATCGCCGGTTTATACCAAAGCTACCTGAAGGAAAGAAATGATGAACTGCAAGAAATTTCAACAGGAGGAGAAAAGATGGAAAAACTCACTGCATTTTTGAAAGAGAAGCTGAACGCTGATGATTATTTCACAGCTGAAGAATTATTAAACGAGCTGGTAGCCGAAACCGAAGAAAAAGGCTTTACTGCTGGATGCAAATATACCAGTGGTCTTGCAAAAGAACTTTTCACAGAATAAAAAATAAGGGGCGGATATACCGCCCCGTTTTCTTTACCGTTTAGTCAGCACTGCAATACTGCCTTTGCTGGTCACTTCATACCCCAGCACATCGGCAATGTCTCGAATTTTGATATAGTTTACACCGTCCTTCAGGATACGATCCACGATAAACTCTCTCCCGTCAATGATCAATTTCGCCTGTTCAACCATCTCGTCATCTACCTCCTCTTTCACTGTGTAATCGATGTCTTTCAAAATCAGCCAATGCGTAAAGCTTGCCTTGCTCAGCTTATTCTTTCGGCAGCCATAAGCACTTCCATCCTCGGCAATGTATTCTCCATTACCGATATAGATACCAATATGTCCCTTCTGCCACACAGCCGCCCCGATCGGCGCCTTGCTGATGGTAGAAATGGGATGAACCTCCAAAGCCGTGTCATGGTATCCCTGGGAGTTGCGGACAATACCCGTTGCCCAACTGATCAGACCAGAACAGTCACAACAGACCTTTCCGACCTTGTTTCTATCGCTGTCCCAGACCAAAGCACCATACATGGATTTCAGTTGGTTGTACTTTGCAAGTGTCATGACCGTACCCTTCATTCCATACACATACGGCACACCCAATTTACTTTTGGCAAACGCCACCAGCTCTGCTGCTGTTACTTTAGCCATCAATAGCCACCCCTTCTCTAATTTCCTGTACCAAAAAGCAGTTTTCCACATAAGCCGCTACTTGTTCATTTTTTGCCAGCATTTCCCGCATCTGTTCCAGCGCTTCATCCACCCAACCGGAAAACGTATCAAAAGAAATCACCGCTGCCACTGCTGGAAAACGTTGCACAAACAAATCGTAAACCTGACGCAGTTTCAGCTGTCCGGTACCGCCACCCAGTTCTTTTTCCGCTTCGGTCACCGCATACAGCAGCCATTCCTTGATTTTGGCAATCTGTTCTTTTGTAGGCAATTTAAAAAAGCGGTACAGCATAAATCCTGCTGCCACCGCTACGCCTACACCAGCAATGAGCAAATACCAGTTTTCCATTAAAAATTTCACAGTATCATTCATACTTCAGACCTCCTTATTCGTCCAAACTTCTTCTTGTTTTGCGTTGTTTGTTTCCCGGTCAAATCGCAGTTTCTCCGCCTCTTTTGTTTCCTTAAAGGACTTGATGCAATAGGTAATGACCGTACCAATGATGGCGGTCACCACCGTCATGGACAGGTTTTCTGCGATTTCCGTTCTACCTAAAAAAGCCAGCAAATAGGATAATTGCAAATCAAAAACTGAGATTGCGAGAATCCACTTTACCAGCTTTTTGGTATATGTATTTCGTTTTCGTTTCATTGGCTGTACCACTTCCCGTCCAGCTCATGAAGCCGCTGTTCATGATTCTGCAGCATGGCATCCTGTTTTTCATTGTGTGCGTGTATTTTTTTATGTTCTTCCTTTTTCTGCTGGTTGATTTCCTCCACCTTATCTCCCATGTATATAATCTGCTCTGTAAGCCTTGCCACAGCGTTTGTCAAAGGGATAATGGTTTTAATCACGGTTATAATGAATCCGGCAAGAAGCACAATTCCTGCCACAATATCCCAAGTCATATATACCACCTCATTTCACACCAACGTCCCCAAACCAATGTTGTCAAATATTTGTTCGTTTTGTTCGAAAATAACCATGTAACCACCACCGTCATTCAGTTACGCCATATTTTGACAATATTTTACCGCACACAGGGTCTTTCAAAAGGTTTTTTACTTGACCTGGTGGTAGTGCGTCAATCAATTTCTGGAAATCGGACGACTTTTCTTCAAAACTTGCAATCTCGTTCACCCTTTTTTCTACTGCCTGTTTAAGCTTCACTCGTATCCACCCCCAAGTCTCTCAAATACCCAAGGTATTCCTGTTCATGGTTTACCACGCAAGACATGATATACTGTTTTTCATCCTCACTGATGGTTCCAGCAGTGACCATCTGGGTAAGCTGCTCCTCTGTGATTTCGCCCTTTGCAAATCTCCCTTTATAGTAGTCCAGAAAATATTCCGCCCCTGATTTCATACGATCAGTCCCCTTTTCAAAAGTTCCTCCATGACCATGTCTGCCCCTTCCTGCCGGATTTCGTCCTGGCTTTTACTTATGGCTTCATAGATTTTTTCGTCGATGGTTGGCTCTGATTCTGAAATTGGTTCATAGTCTAATTCAATTTTTCCATTTCTAAAGTAGAATACCTTGTTATACCCTTCTTTTTCCTCCCCCTGCTCAAAAGAAAACGAACCCTCGTATGTAATAGAGTCTTTATTTTCTGGATCAGAATTGATAAATTCATTGTAGCCATAAATTTTTTTATTCATATCTACATATAAAACCATATATATTCCTCCTATTTACTTAATGTCATAGCACAATCTTGCATTTGTTACAGTACAACCGCTTGAAAACCAAAAAGCAAGTAAATAAATATATTCACCCTTATTTACATACATATCAATGTTGATATTTGATAGCGTTGTAGTTATCTTCATATTTGTTAAACCACTAATATCATCTGCTGCCATATACGATAAAGATAACGTCGTTCCTTCACTTGAACTTAATGTATCTAATATGTTTTGTATAAGAGATGTTGAAGATGCACCATATAAAATACCTATATTACTAGACGTTCCTGCAACCAATTGGAATGGAGGCTCATTATTTCCTTTTACAGCTTCAATCTTTATTCTTACTACCCCTGAATATTCTGCTTTTCTTTTGATTATAACCTTTGCACCTTTTGAACCACTAATTGTAGAATTTAATGTAGCCACAACGGTATCTGATGCCACATACTCCTTCTCGTTAACAGAATCAAGTATCTTTTTTATCCTTCCAAAAAGCGTATCTGTACTTTCGGAATCCCCGATTGTCCCAATCTTTGTATCAATCCCTGTTACCTTCGTCAGCATCTCTGCCAGCTTTTCCAGCAGCACTTTTTTCAGCTGTGCCAGCCGTCCAAACAACGTAGGCTGTGTGTCGGCGTCACTTTCTGTGCCGATTTTGTTTTTGATGTCCACCACATTTGCTGCCAGCTCCGGGTCTGTTTCCAGTGATTTCATTTTTGTATCAATGGTTTGGAAATTCTCATTCAGCTTTTCTACATCCGCTATATCGTCCAGATCCGGCAGATTCAAATTAAAATTTTCTGTAAACTTCACCCCAGTTTCCCTCCTTTATCTCCGCCCATGTTTTCGTCTGCGCCCATTCCCATGTATAGGCTTTCAGGTCACGCCAGCTATGGGTGCGGTATACAAATTCAAAACCAATATGTGCAGGTTTGATTTTTTCAATGGTGGCAGTGATACTTTCGATGTATTTTGGCACCCCGAAGATCTGTGTGAATGAAATGATGATTTTCCCGCCGATAAACTGCACATCTACGGCTCCATTGTCCCAGGCTTCCGCCACATCCTGAATCATTTCAATGGTGAATTTCTTTCCTTTTGCTGCCAGCCAGTTTGACTGTACGTTCTGTCGTCTTTCCGCAATATCCGCATCTTTCGGCGGTATGATACCAAGATAGCCTTCGATGAGCTGCACGCCCGTTTCTGTCATGGTGTCAAAGAACTCCTGCTTTTCCGCTTCGTCCAGCCGTTCCAGCACGCCTTCCACTGTCATCCCTGCCGCATTGTATAATGCTTTTACAAAATCGTCTTTCTGGTACAGCTTATTATTATGCTGCACCATTCTTTCTCCCGCTTCATTCACTGAACATCACCGTCCCTAATGTTGCCACTTCTCTTTCCCCAACTGGGATATTTGCTGTACCGCCATTGATGGTCAAATTCTGATAATCAATGACGCCCGGTGTGGTAAAAATGATGTTCGCCAATGCCGCATAGCTGATATATGCTACCTGAAAGGCTTTCTCTTTCAGTTCTTCTGTGATTGCCTGTTTGATGGCTTCCTGCACATCCGCCAGTTCATACCCTTCCAGCAGAACCAATGTGGCTGTCAAGTTCAATTCTTTTTTTGTGGCAGTGGTAACAGTACAGTATGCCCCTGCTGGGGCCTGCCCTTCTCCTCTGCCGTTACTGTCTGGGTCAATGTATTTCTGCACTGCCTGTATCAGTTCGGCAGACGCTGGCTGCCCGTCATTGCCAATGATGCAGACTTCCACGGTATTTTCTCCAAACGCCAGCGCAAAACATTTTGCTTCCCCTACGCCTGCCACTTCCTTTGCCCACAGTTCATAGTGGGCTTTGTTGCCGCTCACAATGGGCTTTTGCAGTTCGTCATAAAATCTTTTTTTCAGTTCCTCATCGCTTTCTTCCCGATACCCGTTTCTGGTAGGTGCTTCATTTTTCACCGCCGTGATGCCTGCGATTGTGACAGGAATCTTTGTGATGCTTCCTGCGCCCACGTTTCCGCTTTCTCCTGCGATGACTGCCTGAATGGGTATCTTTCCACTGTCTACCACATTTGCTTCCTGCGTTGTCTTGTATTGGATATTATCCGGCGTGGAAAATAGGCTGCCCAGCGGCACCAGCCCTTTTCCTGTTACAGTAACTTCCCCAACAGCAAACACAGCCGGACGCCGTTTGATGCCTGTCAGCTGATACACACGCCTTGTCAGTTCATCACCGGACAGGTTTTCGATATCCAGCTTTGCTTCGATCTCATCTGCTCTCTGGTATAAATCAGCCACTTCAATGGCAAATGCCGCTGTCAGGTCGTATATGGGAAATCCCACTGTTTTTGCATAGGAATCAGGGATATTCCCCAGCATTTTTTCCAGAATGACTTGTGGATCATACGTTGACATCTACTGTCACCCCCTCCCCGGTATAAAGAATTGCTGTAAAATAGATGTTCAGCCTGCCGTTTTCCGCTACCGCCGAAAAATTGATGATATTTGAAATACATCTGGAAAGCACCACATTTTCTCTGATCTGTCGCTGGATTTCGCTATATATGAAACCTTTTGGCAGTGCCTTATACCCGATGATTTTATCTGTTTCGATGCCAAAACCTGTGTCAAAATACACCCGGTGCCGCTCCGGCAGTGTGCGACACATCAATTCCAGCCACTGTTTGACTGCTTCTTCCTGGGTTACTTCCTCGGCTTTCCCGTTCGTAAACACAAAGGCCCTTTTTCCATAATCAAACTTGATACTTCTCCCAACTTCCTGCACAGGTACCATTTTTGACGCCGCCTGCTGCGCCTGTTCAATGGTTCTTTCATCAATGGGAAACATGGCGCTTCCCCCTTTCATACCATCAAAAGACGGAATGTTTCTCTCCCTTTTGGTGTGATCAATGTCTGTGTGCTGGAAAATCCTGTTTTTTCGTTTACAAACTCTTTGATTTCAAACAAGCCTTTGTTCTTTTCTGCATAGGGCTGCAATTTTCCACGTTTATCCCGATACACATATCTTTTTTCCAGCAGGAATGAGATAAATTCCTTTTCTTTGATATTGAGTTGTTTTGCTGTTTCCCTGAAATTGGTCAGCAGGTTTCTGTCTACCAGTTCATCAAAATAATCTGCCTTTGGCTGCATGATCTGCACTTCTACGGTCAGTTCGGAATTGGCAGCCTGTAATGCTTTGTTTTTCTGCTGTTCGTCTTTCAAAGCCATGCACAGCTGAATCATGGTGTCAGGGTTTAAAATTGCCGCTTCCAGTGTTTCCGGCGTCATGTATGCGCCATGTCTGCGGATGCTTGGAATGATTTCATCAGCCACCAACGCTTGAAATTTTTCCGCTGTTTCATTTTTGGCTTTCATGGCTAGGCGGTAGAAAATATTTTCGGGGATGAAAGTGCCTTTCCCCAACTTGTTGGGGAAACCTATTTCATCTAAATATCTATTTACAGTTTCCCAACGAATCGACGTATATTCCACACCATTTTTATTTTGCGTTTGAGTAAACCCCAGTCCTCTTGCCACTGTTTCCAGTTTCAGGTAAGCTGTGCCGTTCTGTTCATAACATTCCATCCCGTTGATATTCAAAATTTCACTCATATTCTCACCATTCCCTTTTATTCCAAAATCGCCACGGTCAAAAACTCCTGCACACCTAATACAGCTATGGTCCTTCCTATGTACTCCCGTCTGTCCTCATCCTGCTGCATCTTCCGCTTGATATCGTCAGATACCCGCAGATCCTCTCCTTCCTTTAAGATGATCTGCCCATCACTGGCATTGCAGATCAGCGGCTCCTGCTGTTGAATGGTGGCATAGTACATGGTCAGACCGTTCTTTGCTTTTTTGTTTCCTGCTTTCAGTGTCTTTGCAAGCTGCATAAATTCATCATCCATCAAACCACCTCTGTTTTCATAATATCCATGCTCATGGTGTGACCTGCGCCGAATGTATGGGTGACATTTTTCACCAGATACACCCCCGATACCTCAAACTTATCTGAAGAAAACAGCAGCAGCACACCTGCTTCCACTGCTTCTGATCCCAGCATATTAGACACGTTCCTTGTTTTCTTGACTGTGTTGTTTTCTCTCAATTTGTTTTCCGCAACCGTTTTCGGATTTTGCTCATCACCCGACTGTTTCACCACATCCAGCATCCGCCCGAATTTCGCTATGCTGGCGGTGTCTTCTGCCGTTGCAAGAATTTTAATGGTTTCGTTATCCTCCGATACCACCTGTACAGCGTTTCGCAGTTCTGTAATGCTGTCACTGCCGCCAACGCTGCCCAAAGCGTATGTGATGTCCAGCGTATTTCCTGTTTCAAATTTATGATAGGCGTATGTGATTTTGGTCGGATACTCATAAATATTTAGCTTTCCGCCTTTCACCCGCCAGAAATAGTTCTTTCCTTGTTCTGCCGTCACTTGTTCCAGGATATCTTCTAGGATTTCCGAACAGCTTTCCTCTGCGTAAATCTTCTTGATCTGTGTCGGCATTTTCGGCACAGCTCCCAGCGGAATACCAGCTTTTTCACATAACTTTAAAATGGCTGTGTTCGCATCTGTTTTTACCTGCAGAATGACATCATTGTTTTTGAGATAAAAACCATAATCATACGCTGTCATTTCTCCGGCAATGCCCCGCTCGACTATAATTCCAGAAAACAATGTTTTTGTTTCGCCGATCAGGTCGATTTTATCTCCGACGTCCAATTTCGGCAGACTGTTATACAGGTATCTGTCCTGCGGATTGACTGGCATATTCCACTTCAATTCCATAGTCACGCTGTCCATATTGTCCGATAGACTGATATCGCCGCAAAAATCCGTGATATCTGTTGTCCGGTTCCATACCATCCTAACCATTGATGCCACCTGCTCTCACGAATACATATTCCGTCATGTCCAACGTATAGTCCACATCACCGTTTTTCCGGTATTTGTATGTAAAACTGTCAACGCTCACCGCCATGTTCAGCACTTCCCTGTCGTTGTTGTCTGATATAACGATTCTTGCTGGAATACGCTGTGTTTTTATTGATTTGAAAAAATCAATATATGCTTGCGGATTGACGTCTGCGTATGGTGACATCCATGGATAGCGTTTGGAAGGGAAGAAAGAGGAAAGTGACATAGTACGCAGTTCTTTATTTCCGATCATGCGGATATTGACTGTCAATCCCTGAAATGTATCGTTTCCCTGGGTTTCCGCAATTTCAAATTCCGGTGCCGCAGGCATGACCATAATTTCTGCGTTATTATTGATACTGAAAACGATTTCCATATTCTTCCCCCTTTCTTACGCTACATCCAGCGCTTCTTTGATTCTCTTTGCAGTAATGCGTCCGGTTTCGTCCGGATCACTGCCGCCGTTTACACTGACATTGATGTTATATACTCTGTTTCCCATCATCTGCTTTGTTTTGGTGTGTGGGAAAACCTTTGTGCCGGATGGCAGTTGTACCAGTTCCCCTCTGCCGCCTTCGTTGATGCGGCTGATACCGCCACGGAAATAGGATGTGCCTGTTGCGTATGCAGGTGCTGGTGCACCCGGTGTATTCAATTTATCCCAGACCCAGCTGATAGCATTTTTTCCGGCTCCGATAACGTCCCCCAAAATCGGGACACTCATGATCTTCTGCCCTAACCACTCTATCTTTCCGCCGATCCAGTCAAAAAAACCTGTGGCTTTACCAATGATCCAATCGATAGCACCTACTACGGCATTTTGTATTGCACCTGCTACGCCTGCAACTTTTTCTCCCAGTAGATTTGCCGCTGCTTTTACTTCTTCCCAATGCATCGCCAGTGCTACACCTGCAGCTATCAACAGCCCTATCCCCACTATCAACAGCCCGAGTGGGTTCATTGTCATTGCTATGTTTAACGCCGTTTGTGCTGCCTTTACCGCCGTTGCTACGGTCTGATATGCTTTCCATAGTGCAATGACTTTTGTCAATACATTAAACGCTACCAGCGCCCCCACAAGCCCACTCATAACAGGTATAAGCCAGTTTGCATTGTCTTTTGCCCACTGGAAGGCATTACTTAGCTTATCTACTGCTGCCGCTGCTTTTTGTGCTACTTTTTCAACGGTTCCGTCATTTTGCCACCTTGTCAGTGTGTCAGCAAATTCAGACAATTTTGTTTTTACCTTGTCTAATGCGCTTCCTTGTCGCACGCTGCCATCGTCCATGATGCCGACTATTTTCCCCAGACTGTTTTTGACGACACCTGTTACCGTTGACCATATACCTCCAGTCGTTTTCGCCAATTTGTCCATGCCTCCGGCGAAACGCTTGTCCATGACCTTTACCAGCGTGTCCATATCTTTAACGCCTTTGATGCCGAACTCTTTCATGCGTTCCCATTCTCCGGATTGTGCATCTATGATGGCTTCTGTTGCCTGCATGATGTCTTTCCCTGTTGCGCCTGCCATATTGCCGGCATAGGTCAGCCACTTCTTACTATCCATGCCCATAGCTTCCAGCATGGCTGTTGCTTCTACCAGTTCACCGCCTTTAAAGGGTGTTTTATTCGCCATAGCAATGGCATTTTTCATCAACTCTGCGGCTTTTTCTGTGCTGCCTGTGGCTGTTTCCAGCTGTGCTTTGTATGTTTCCAGACTAAACGCTTCTTTGAATCCTAGCCCAGTTCCTACTGCAGCCATAGCCGCAGTAAATTTTGCAGCTTTTTTTACAGCGCCTGTAAATGCGTTATTGATGGAATTTCCCCATTTATTAATCTGGTTCTGTCCCAACTTCATTTCTTGCCTAGCTTTTCTGATTTCTTTTGTTGTTCCTGCCAGCGGTTTTGAAAATCTATCTTTCAGGCTTAACAGGATATTAACCTTTTTTGTTGATGCCATCTTTCAACCTCCCTTCTGCTTCTTCCCATGCTTCCGCTTCCACTTCCATGGATGCGATATAAAATAATTGTTCCAGAAAGGTCAGGCTTTCCAGCTCCCGCAGGCTGTGTCCCTTTTGGATGTAATAGTGAAACAGGGCGGCTTCTCCGCCGCCCCGTATCAGTTTTTTACAGCATCGACAGGATTTTCAGAATTTTCCTTTTCCGCCAGACCGTACATGTCCAGAATTTCCTCCGCCGCTTTCCCAATCAGCCCCATGTCGCTCTGAAAAATCTTCTCCACAATGTCCATAGGTTCTGCACATCCGTATACGGTCTGTAACTGCTTTTCATGCAGGATCGGACAATGGTCATAAATCAGTTTCATCTCCGCCTGAAATCTATCCTCTGTTGTTCCCGTTTCCATATCCAGCGTTTTGGAAACTGTTCGGATGTCCTTTTTCATTGCCTGAATGGTATTTCCCTCCCGGTCAATGGTCAGCATCTTTACTTTCAGCTTGTCCGCTTCGCTCTGGGTGGCTCTTGCCACCAATTCTTCCAGATTTAATTTTGCCATACCTTTTCCCTCCGTCAGATCATGTCGATATAGTTGAAATTAGCAAATTTGAATGGCACTTCCAGTTCCAAAATTGCCTTATTTTCAAATTTCAGCAGCATCAGTTCATCAATGGTCACTTCCAAGAATTCTACACGCTCTGCGCCCAATGCTGTTGGGTCTTCCAGTTTTCCCACAAATTTGATATCAGGTAAAATGCCTGTGCGGATGCCTTCTGCAGTCTTTTTTGCAATTTTGGAATCCACTTTATGAAATACGATTGTTCCTTCTCCGGTATATCCCATATACCGCTGATGGGTTCCCAGATCACCTGCGAAATTGACTTCCTCGTATGTCATTGATACTTTTGCTTCAAAACTTTTTGTTTCAGCCAAAAGTTCTCCATCCATCCATAGCCTGCCATAAGTCCCACGGATGATGTTATTTGTATTCACTTTGTCCATACGTCTTCCCCCTTATGCCAGTGTGATATTGAATGTCAGATTTTCCATGGCGTCCAGAATTTTCACATTTCCTGCCAAATTGACATTATCCCGAAAAGTCATGTTTTTCACTTTCTGTTCTGTCCAGTCTGCCGCTTCCGGTGCGCCAGTAGAAATCCACTGCTCTCTCTGGGCTTCAACGTCAACACCTGCTACGTTGTTAAAATTCGGATCAAGCACACTTTCCGCCGCAAGCTGTCGGAAATAACTGTTGACTGCGGAAATAAACAGCGCCTGATTGTCATAACTGTTCTTGTATTTCCCGCAGTAGTAGTCAGCGAAAGTCTGTCCGATGTCCTCCTGGATCATGTCCATTGCTTCCACCACTGTGATTTTCTGCATATCTTCTGTTGCGTCCTCTCCCAGTGTTGTCAAGCTGTTGACTGCTGCCCCTGCTCTTACATCTACTCCATCATTCCAGAGTACAAATTCCCCTTTGCCCACGGCTGCACTCAGATCTTCCGGTTCTGTTACGCTTTCCAGTTCCTGAAAAATACTATATGTTGCAGACCGTGTGAATGGCAAACCTGCCAGCAGTCCACAAATACGGGCTGTATAGCTTGCTACCGGATATGCTGCCGTTTCTTCCTTGAACTTGATTCCCTCATTGGAAAGGTTCACAACGTGCATGTCATCCGTAGTGGTTGCCTTATATACAACCGCTTTCCGCTTCTTCCGTTTATTCTTTGCATTGATTTCCTTGATGTACGCTGCCACCTTATCCTGTTCCCCGCTGGTTTCATTGAGATAGCAAAGCCAGTTGTAATCAATGCTTTTCAGCAAATCCGCCGCATTGTCAAAGGTGTTCTCTGCTGTCAGCTTCACTGTATATACGGTGTTTGGCAGTCCAATAAACGCACCCAGAATGGCGTTATAGTTTTCCGCTGTATATTCTTCTTTTTTCACTTCTGAAGAAAAACTGTATTTATTTACTGTTTTTTCCCCTTCTGTCGCATCGTTCATCACGATGCAAACAACACCTCTTTCACTTCTCTGAATAGCTGAAACAGCCATTTTTCGGAAAATGACTTCGATGTTGGGCATAGTCTGTGCCATTTATCATCCCTCCTTTTCATATCCTTTGATTCTGTTATTGAGTACTTCCATCAATTCCCTTTCCGGTTCGACATATGGATGCACCATATCCACATTGACAGTAACTTTCAGCGTCATGTCTTTTCTGTCCAGTTCATAGTCCTGTTCTTCTGTCGGTATCATATACCCATCCGGAAATGTCACTCTGTCCATACTCAACAGTTCCTGCATTTTCTGCATGATTCCGTACAAATCCGCATATCCGCTGTATCTGTTCGGCGAAAAATAGTAGATTTCCAAATCAAAATTATCATGTGGATATAGTCCAATCCGGTCATGCGTGATATTTTCTGTCTGGATGATAAACGCCGGACGTGGGAAATCTTCTTCAATATCCTTATCAATGACAGGAATGTCAAATTCTGATTCTAAAATAGCCGTGAAACCTGCCACGGCTGTTCCAATATCCGCCATTAACTCAACCCCTTATCCAGCAGATCATCAATAAAATCCAGCACATCTTCTTCAAATTCTTCTGAAAAAAAGGCTTCGACCTTCTCTTTGATCCGCTTCCCCTTTACTACTTTTCCACCGGGTGTGCGATGTCCATAGTCTACGACGTTTTCATGTGGCGCCATGTGTACTCTGATCTGATAGGCGTTTTCTGCTGGGTACAGGTAAGCCTTACCCCGCTTAACCATTTTTACCAGATTTCCTGTTCTGACTTTGTACCCTGTCCGCAGACCGCCTTTCACTTGCTTTGTTACCTTGCTGCCTTCTTTTCGCATAAATGATTTTGATTCCTGCGGCATGGTTTCATTGGCAAGTTTCAAAATATCTCTGTTCAGTTCGTCCAATTCGGTATAATCGAATCCATTCATCAAATCACCACCTCACAGAAGATTTCCAAAACCTCTCCTGTCAGATATGGGTCTAAAATATACAGAATCTCATATCGTTGACCGCCTGCCATGAACCACATCCCCGGTGTGATGCTGCTGTCATATCTGACTGTTATTTTATGTGTAGTGCGGGACAATGTGCTTTCTGCGGCTCTTCCGCTTAACAGGCTCCCTGTTTGTGGTTTCACTTCTGCCCACACATCTTTTACTTTTGTTTCTTCCCATTTTTTCTGCCCGAGTCTGTTTTTTTCTTCTGTCTGGACATGCTGCCACAGTTCGATTTTTCGGTTCAATCTTCCGGATATATTATTCATGGCGCCCTCCTTACAGAAAATTTTTGTCGTGCAATTTTAAAATGGTGGTTGCTGTTGGATTTTCCTTGCCATTTGTGACGGTCATGCTGCGGTTATCGTACATATCAGCGACCAGAATATATACGACAATGGACAAATCTTCGTGTTCGTCCATGTACGCATCGTCAATGGCATTCCTGCTCTTGATATAGCTTTTCGCTGCCGTCAAAGCATTCTGCAGAAACCTTTCGGTTTCTGCATCCGCTTCCGCCCTGCAATATTCCAGGCAATCTTTGACTGTGATTTCAGATACTTTCATAAGCTCTCATCCTTTACGCACCTGCACCCATTTCCAATACAGCGATGGCGTCTTCATGTGTAATCGCACCATCTACTTCTGCAAATGCAATGATGCCAATGGAATAGGATTTTGCAAACAGTTCAGACAGCACCTGTGTTTCAATACCAAATGGCATATTGATTGCATATCCTTTCAGATCACCGTATACCATGACTTTGTTATTCTGTGCAAATTCCGGCATGTTGTCGGAAAGATATACTCTTTTACCCAGCATCATATATCCTTCTCCTTTTACCATGTCAGGCACCAGCAGGAATCTTCCATTTTCGTCTTTGAGCAGTCTTGCTGCTTCAAATGCGCTGGTGTTCATGATCCATACGGCATTTTTCTGATATTTTGTTTTTACTTTCAGCTGGGTTTTAATGATCAGATCCGCAGTCAGTGTCGCATCAGCCGCAGTCACTTTGTTTGTTGCATTAGGCAGGATACCTTTAATTTTGCTTGCATTTCCTGTCAATGCTTCTTTTTCAATAAATTCTGCCATTTTAGTTGCAACTTCACTGATCACATGGGATACAATGTCAAAATCCTCATTGTTGATCAGTTTTCTGGAAATCTGTACCAGACTTCCTACAATCCATCCTTTCAGCGTGATTCCTTTGATTTCACCGGACTTTTCTGTCAATTCAGACAGTTCATCAATATACGCTACTTCGATGGCTTTGCTTTTTTCATCGTAATAAGGCAGCACCAGTTCACCTTTTACGTTATATACTGTTGCCAGTTCCATGATTGGGCACATTTCTGTTGCTTTTGTAATAATCTGCTGTGCAACTGTTCTAGGTAGAATTTCACCATTTGTACCCACTTTCAGCGCTCGTGTTTCACCTCTGCAGTACTGCTCAAATGCCCGGACTTCTTCCTCTTCGGTTTTTTCTTCCTGTGTTTTGGGGTTATTTCCTGCTTCCCTTTTGGCTCTTTCTTCCGCTGCTGCAATAGTAGCGTTCAGACCTTCCAGTTCTTTTTTGTATTTTTCGTAGTCCTGCTGTTCGGTTTCGGCCATTGCTCTGACTTCTTCTTCCGCCTTATCAATGATGGCTGTCATTTTTAACAGAACATCATTTCTCTTTTCCATCAACTCTTTCACTTTGCTCATGCTTATCTCTCCTTTTCTCTGCTCATCAGTTCTATTCTCTTTCTAGTATCTGCCTTTTTCTATGTCCAGCCATTTCCGCTTGTTTTCCAACCCCAAAAAGGCTGGCGGCTCTTTCTTCTCAACAGCTACTGCCATTCCATCAAAACTTCTGGTTTCTACCAGCTCTACTTTTTCTCCCCTCATTTCGTAGGACGTGCCTGCATACGCAGGTGTCAAACCTACCAGCAGAGATACTTCATTCAGCTGGATGTCCTTCAGAATACGGCGCTTGTAGTATTCGTCTGTGTATGTCCATTCATCATCGATGCAACGGAATCCAAATGACCATCCGGTAATTTTCCCTGCTTCTGCCGCCTGCAGGACTTCTTCGTCTTGGAACTTAGCCACTGCATACAGCCCGATGTTATCCTCTTTCAGCGTAAGCACTCCGTCTTTTGTGCTGCCCATCACCCTGTCATGGTTCAATTTCAGGAAAATTTCCGGATTGTTATTGATAGCCCGAGCAAACACACCTTCCGCTACCTGCTCCACATACTTTGTGCCATCCGGCAGTTCCAAAACCCTGCTATCACGGCAAATGGCATTGACATAGCCGGAAATGATGATTTCCTGCGCTCTCACTTCAACTTTCATCAATTTTCACACCCCCTTTCCCACTGGTTTTCATTGTGGCTGCCATGTTCGGGATAAAAATTTCTTTTGTATCTGGGTCATACAATACATCCTGCAAGCCAAGCGTGATATGATTCAGCCCCAGTTTCTTCATATTTTCCCTTTCTCTGATTTCATCAATTTGTAACCAGCCACCCTCTTTGCCTATCTTGTAGACATTGAACCTCTTTTCCATGGTTCCCATCAATGCGGTATCTACATCAAAATGAAAAAATCTGTCTTTCTTTTCCCGTTCCAGCAGCAAATATTTATTCAATCCCTTTTCCAACGCCGTCAGAATCGGAAGTACTGCTGTTTCAAATGTGTTTATCTCTTGCTCGTCTGTTGCGGTACCGTTCAGGATTGCTGGGGAAATCCCAAAAAGATTGTTGATCTTTTCAGAATCATACTTTTTGTTTTCTACCACCTGCATTTCCTGCACACTGCTGGACATTTCATTGAAATGCACACCTGCATTCAGTACCATGGTAGCTTCTTTTTGTCCACTATACACATCGGGCCATTTTGCTTTTAGTTCTTCAAAGGCTTCTTTGCTCAGTTTATCTTGGACTGTCAAAAATCCGGCTTTTCTGCCGTTTCTGTCCATTATTTTTTTCCCGAATAACACTTGTGTGTACGCAAGCAGTAATTCTGATTTATTGGTTTGCAAGATTCCTTCCGCATTGACGCCATCATCACTTTGGCGCATGATACGGACAAGCTGATACTCTGGTATTTCTTTCCCTTGAATCCAATATCGTACTGTCCTGTCCAGCACGTTGTCCGACCATGTTTTCTGTACCTGCTCCGGCGGCACATATACCAATTCCGTGATGGTATTCCCCACCATTTTCTTGTACGCATAGCAAACACCATGCAGCAGATAGTCTTTGACCATCATTTTTCGGAATAATACGCTGTCAAAAAGATTTGATGGTTCCTCATTCAGCAGGTGTACCCGCTTGTCATTTTCCACTTTTCTGATGCCGTCTTTTTCTTTGCTGTAAAGATACACAGGGGCAAGTGCTACTTTATTTCCGATATACTCCACAGACGCCGCCACTGCCGGAATTTCCATGGCTTTTGCTTCGGTCATTTCATTTCCTGTCAAAATGTCTGACAGATATTCCATAGTCAGCATCCGTGTTTCTCCCATTTCCGCATCATTTGCGGATTTGCTGTTTTTTTTGAAAATATCTAAAAATCCCATGCTTTTTCCTCACCCCCTTACAGCTCAATGGCACCCCATGTGATAGGTGCTTCTATAATTTCATTCTGCATCAATACAAAACAAGCATCTATCAGTGCTACCACCATATCTATTTTTCCGGCAGACCGCTTTTTGTTTGCGTACATGTTCAAATTTGTGTCCAGTGTCACTCTTGTGTTCTCAAAATTGATTTCCAGCAGTTCATTTTCCGTGTACTTGAATTTTCCTTCCAGGATATGTTCTTTTAACATCTTTGTCGCTGGATGCAGTACGGAAGAATGCTGTTTGATTTCCACCGCTGTCATTCCCGCTGTTTCCAGCTTCTGTGCCGTGGATATTGCGTTGTATCGGTCAAACCCCACGCCTACTACTTTCCCACCTGTGTTTTCCTCGATATCCATGATGTATTTTTCAATGACTCCATAGTCTACAATCTGATCGCCACAGGCTACCGCTTTTTCTTCTTCCACAAATTTTTGATAGTCTACTTTTTCAGCTCTGCTCTTTTCCTCTAGCTTGCCTTCTGGAAAAAACGCCATGACCTCCGCTTCTATGATATCATTTGGTTCATCATAGGCTGCAATCGCTACTGCGCAGTTATCGTTTGATACAGCCAAATCCAGACCTACATACAGCCGCTTTCCTGTCCAATCAATTTTTGGCACTCTTCCTTTCTGCACATCTGACACTGGTACATAGGTATCTGTTCCCATGCCCTGATAGATGATGTTGCAATGTTTCGTCAGAAAATTTTCTCTTGCAGACTTCATTTCGATTGCACGTTTTCTTTTTGCCTTCAAATCCTCCATGATTTTTGGCACTTCCAATGCCAGCGGGTTTGCGTGCTGTAAAATTTCATCGTTTTCCATCCAGTTGTCCTTGTCATCTGGTTCAAATAACAAAGCCAGAACGGTTTCATCCTCTACAACTCCATCCAATACCTTCTTTGCGTAGTCCACTTGTTCCTCAAATGGATTGAACATGGTCGGATATTTTGTAGAAATGATAAATCCTATTGGATTTTGGATGTTTGACTGACCGGAATACATCGCTTCCAGCGGATATGGTGACGGCAGCGCTCCCACTTCATCCGCAACAAACGCTGTCGGCTCCCTACTGTCCATACGGTTTCTGGATGTATTCAGCGGTGTGTATTTGATTTCTGTCAGATTGCACAGGATGTAGTTCAGCAGTATTTTGAATTTTGCTTTTCCTTTACTTTCCCCACACAAAGCAGGGCTGCTTTTTATGATTTCTTCAATCTGGCTTTTGATTTCTCGGCTTATGGTGCCGTCTGGTGCTACGCTGTATAGTTTTGCAAACTTTTCTTCTGTCAGCATCAGCAGAATAAACATCAAACCCACCAGAAATGTTTTCCCATTTTTTCTGGCTATTTCCAGAATCACTGTCTGATACCGCCGCTTCTGCGGATTTTCCCGGTACACCGTACAAAGCGCCGCTATAATCAATACCCACTGGAAACCAGCTAAAGCAACATACGCTGTCTTTCCCTTTTGTGCCCCTTTTGGCATAACAATCAACTTTAGAATTTTGGATATTAGCGTATATTTCTTTTCGCTGATGATGTACTTATCATTTTTCCCTTCTGCAATCTCGACAAATTCTTTCAGCTGCTTTTTTACATACATTGGCGCTGGTATTTTTCCTTCCAGCACTTCTACTGCGTATCTGTACCCTTTGTTTTTTTCAATCAATCCCCATCACCCGCTAACAGCTTTGTCAGGGGATCTTCCTCCTGTTTGCTCAAACTAATTGCCATCTTTGCTCGTGCTTGTGGTGATAAGCCCAACTCGTTACAACCCCGGTAGAAGTCCTGTGTATATTTTGCTCTGGCATTCATAACATCTGTGTCATACTTCTTTTCAGGCTTTGCTTCGATGTCTGCATCTATCTCCCGCAGTTTATCAATGGCAACCGCCGTCTTTGCTAGGATGTAATCGTCCAGTGCACAAAGGATGTCTGCATCCTGCAACCGCTTCACGATTTCGCGGAATATTTTTTTCTGTTCCTTGTTCAAATTTTTCGGCGGTCTTGGTGGTGCATGTCCCTTCAATTTTTCTTCGGCGGCTGCCCGTCCTTCAATCTCATCTTTCGTCCTTGCACCCACCGCTACGCCGATCGGTTTCGCGGGGCGTCCCATATTCCCACCTCATTTCTAAAAAATTTTTTACGTTTGCATGCGACAGTTCCGTGGACAAAGCACAACTGATTTTTCGTTTTTTTACCCCCGGGGGATATCTTTTGTCAGCTTTCTTAGTTCCTCTCTTGAAATCAAACCATCTTCAGCGTCTTCGTGATGTTTTCTGCAGAGCGTTATAAGGTTATCTTTTTTTAACCGCATATCCCAATCTTCTTTGACTGGCACAATGTGATGCACTTCTAACGGCTGCGGATCATATTTCCTTTTTCCATCATACCTCCCTTTAACCGAACATATCGAACATAAATATAAATCTCTGACTTTTGTATCTTCCCTAGCTTTTTTCCATGCGAAACTGGATAAAAAACTATTATATTTTGATTCAAAACTATTCGTATTTCTTTTCTTTTTGTATTTTTTTGCTGGCTTTTTTGGGCAGACCTCAGACCTCTGGTGCATCCTGCCGCAATATGGACATGCTTTCATCATTTTTTCATTTCCCCTTTCGTAAAAATCGCTCAACTGCAATCCGAATACTGTCTTCCGTGTCACCCATTCCAATTTTCTGGGCGATTGCTTTCCATGAGTACCTGTATTTGTATTTGAGGATCAATGCTGTTCTGATACGCATATTGGGTATTCGTTCCAGCTCTCTTTCCACTCCCCTTTTTTCTTCCATCAACTGGTCTATCTGTTTTTGGGTTTCCATAGCTTCTTTGCACCGCTTCCTGCCGCTGCTCTGGATTTCAAAATTCTTACGATCAATCAAAATAATTATGTATGATTCCATAGCCCCATATCGTTCCATTTGCTCTTTGGTCAGCAATTATCCTCACTCCCTTCTTCATACGATCCATAGTCCATGCCACCTCTTTTAACTGCCTTCATATATCTCACCCATCCGATTTCTTCAAAGAAATCTTCATGTGCTGCCACAATTTCAAAATTTTTCGGTGCCCGAAGTTTCACCTTTCTTTTTGTTTCCTTCACAATTTCGATTGTTACTTTTGGCTTCTTCAGGTTTCTACTTCCGCTCCACCGCTTTCCTTTTTTCTTATAGTTCTCTTTTGTGAGATAACTTGCCAGCCTGTTGTCCTTTTGATTTTTGTATAAGTGCTTGATCAGCACCAGCCCTTTTCCCCAAATTTCCTGCAGAATCTGCTGCATCTCTTTCATGCTCAAACCTTCAAACTGATTCATGACTATGTGATGATGTATTCTACCTTGCATCTCAATCACATATATATATTTCAGTGGGTCGAATCCATTTCTGTTCCTGTATCGATTCAGCCGCCGAAAGAAGTTTGACTGCTCCCTTCTGGCTTCTTCCAGATCTACCACACCATCATGTGTTAACAGAACGAATAAATCTTCTCCCGAAAAATTAGCATTGACCATTCTTGTCAGTTCTCTTCTGGTTCTATTCAGATTTCTTTTCTGCTGTTCTTCTGATGTCAGATTTTCATTTCTTCCCCTTTCGTATTTTTTCCCTATCGATCTTGGACAGAAAAACTCTACCACTTCATAAACATTTCCTGCTCTTATTTTTTTTCTGTATTTAGGCATTTTCTTTTCCCCCTATATATGTACGGATTGTTAATTGCTTTATGGACAGTCTAAAGGGATTTTACCCCCTTGAAAAAACGAGTTTCTTCCTATATAATAGTGTTAGGCATTTTCAATTCCCATGTTTTCAGATATGGGAATAGCGGTCATTTCTGACCGCTTTTTTTATTTTGTGTCTGTTGTTTTATTTTCCGCTACACAACCACAGATCTCTGGTCTATTCTGGCAGCTATTCTTGCATCCTTTCTTGAAACCACAATCAGCACAGCACACATTGCCCCGTCTGCGGTCGCAATTAAAAATCTTGCATTTTCTGGCTTTTGATTTTTCCATATTTTTCCACCTTTTATTTCTTCTGTTTCTTTTTGTGTTTTTCACCCAGCCACTGTTTCATAAACTCCACAAGCCCCACTGTACGCTTTGCTTTTTTCACCTGTTCTCTGTCCCATTCAGCGATTCTTGCTAGTTCCTCTGCCAATTCTTCAGTTGATAATGATTTCAACCATTCTTCATTTGTCTGGTTGCAAAACTTTTGAATTGGTTTTAATACGATAACATCCTTATCTCCCTCAAAATGTGTTTTCATATTTTTCCTTCCTCTTTTAACATAACAAATGCCTTGTCTATGATATTGTTCAGAATTTTTTTACACTCTCCTATTGGCAGTTGATGATTCTGGCTTTGCGATAAAGTGAAACAAGCGTTATAAATTAACGCAGATATAACATCTAAATAGGTTCCTTCAAATTCAGAAACCATATCTCTATTTCTTTTTTCTATCAGTATTCTTAGTTTCTTTTCCATGGCTTTTCTTTTTTCCTTCCCTTTTGTTTCTTCCTTTCCACCTCAAACGCACACTCTGTGCATAGGGCTTTTTCAAATGCCAATCCTTCATATCCCTTTGGGATCGGTCGTTCATAGCACTCACGCCCACATTTTGGACACTTTGTTTCACGCCAATCTGATGGCGCACCCTTTTTGTTTTTCTTCAGCGGCATACAGATAATTCCTGGAATCCCTACTTTCCCCATATCTCAAAACCTCTTTTCTCTATTCCAATATTATCTCTGGCATATAAAGCCTGTTTTTCTGCTTCTTCTGTGGTCTGGATGGTTTCCCAGTTCGGTTTGGTATGTATACATTCTTCTACCTCCCCGAACTGACTTTCATATTCACATAAGTAACACCCATTCAGCGGCTTTTTATATCCCCGTTTATGCTTCTTGTTCCAATATTCATCTGCTGTATATATTTCCTCGCTTTTTCCTTTAACGTCACGCACCCAATTACATAATGCGATACCTTCCCACATGTCTTTTTGCAGGTCTACTGCTGCGTATTCCTTAAATGGAATAAAATCTTCATGGAAAATCTCAAAAAACGCTTCTGCACCATATACCTTTTCATATTCTCTCTGGCACAGCCGCTTCAACCGCAAATCCAGTCCGCTGTTCGGGTGTGCGTGCAGCCCTCCCAGAGCCGCACTATGATATTTTGCCTGAAGATATACCCAGAACCCATGCCGATCTGACACTTCCCGCCTTCCATTCCCATGGAATACATGGTGTTTCTGCAGGTCTGTTTTTTGTCCGCTCACATAGCAGACTTTCCGCTTTCCCTGGAGCACGCTGACTGAGTGACTGCCGATTCTTTTTTCATCGTCTTTGATCACCATCTGCACCGCCTTTTCCTGTTTACGCTTCATCCTCTTTTCTTTGGCACACTTTGCAGTCCTTCTTCTCTCTGCATGTTTTGCAGCAACCATCGCATTCTTCCTTTGAAAAATCGAATTCTTTTCTTGTTCCGTCAAACAATTCTTCTGCAAGCTGTACCGCTTCATTTTCATCCACTCCATTTTCTCTGGCCAAGTTAATAACACTGATCAATGCTCTGTGCATTATTCTGGTAATAGCCTCACATATTTCATCGGTTCTATCATTTTCTATCATCCATTTACTGACGATCTTATTTTTCACATATACCATAACCACACCCCTATTCCGTAGATAATGCCAAACCAGATCAAAAACGCCGCAATGATAGCACTTGCCATGACCGCCAACATCAGCGCCGCTTCCCTAGCATGTTTTCTTTCATTCCTCACTGCTTGTCCTCCAAAATTTTTATATGCGCTTGTCCATTTTTCTTATAAATTTAATCTTATCTGCAAATCCTCCATCTGAAATATTTCCTCCCAGTCTTGAATTTTTTGTTTTTTCAAAATATTCCACATGTCTCCTATTATTTCCGGATCCTTTTCAAGCTCTAGGAGATTTTTCCATAAATGATTATGGTTCTTTCTTAAATGTCTAAGTTCTTTTTCTTTTGCGTTTGGACAGAACCAGCAACCGCCACGTTTTGAAAATTGGTATGTTGGCGAAAGTAAATCATACTTTTTGCACAACTCAAACGCCATTTCTTCCGTATATCCGTACTTTTCCAAAAGACTTACTGTGTTTTTTGTTTTAACTAGGCGGTCAAGACGTTTCTTTTCTTCCACTGCTATACCAACATACTGTGTATATTCACCTTCAACTGATTTCCAAAACCTCCGTATCTGACGCATTTTGCAATCGCGATTAATAATGCACTTTCCTGTCATCGGAAAGCCTTGTTTTCTACCTATTCTTTCCTGGATTCTGCTTCTTGTTATTCTGTGATTAAAGCAATACATATACGTTCTATCTGACCGCAGTATATGCACGGGATAGCCCCAGCTTTCAAACACTTTCGCCGCTCTATGCACAAAGTCAATATGCTCAGGTAACTCGCCGCTTATATTTTCATCAAACATCACTTCGGCAAAAATAATCATGTCCAGTGGCTCCCCATTTTCATGTGCTAAAATAATGCTGGCTGTGGAATCCTTCCCACCAGACCAGCTAGATATGTATTTCATCATTTTTCTACCTTTCCCATGGTATTCTCTCCTTTTTAGTCCTTAAATTCTACCTCGTAACCTCTCCTGCGCATGACTGCCGCACAGGCTCTCTGGTTCAACCGTTTTCCCAGAGCTGTTTTTTCTTCCTGTGTCAGCGAATCATACGGAATCACAGTACCATCACTTTTACTGACATATACCTCAACTGTTAAAGGTGGCTGTTTACTCATCTAATCTCACTCCTTTTCTTCTGTATCATACGTTTTGCACAGAATGTCCTATTCCATTCTCTATTCGCTTATTCAGCTCCCCCCGCTGTCCCAGCAGGTGCATATACTCTGGAATCCTGTATGGTCTGATGGGGCGTCTGATGGGGTCTTTCTTGAATAACAGCACCATCGCCTTCCCGATCTTTGGATAGTTGTCGGTCATGTAATATCCCAGCAGCTCTCCACACTGGATTCTCTTTTTGATCATGTTGTGATATGGATACATTTTGTTTCCTTTCCGCTTCGGTCATGTGTCGGACGCACGGCTTGACCATGCGTCCCTTTGAGTATGTTAATAAATAAGAGGAGTGATTCGGGCATACGCCCGACACATGACCGAAATCATTTTTTCACCTTTCCCTATTCAATGGCAGGTCTTTAATTTCGTTTTCCATTCGCATCTTCAAATGTTTTTTTATGAATTTTGCACGGTCCATATCCCAGTTTTCTTCCAAAAGAAAAACTCTCTGTATTTGAATGATTTTATTTTCCAAATCATTGAAAGTAGTTACTTCTTCCTTCGCATATTGGTATAACTCATCAATTGCATCATCAATTATTTTCTTTATTGTTTTACACATACATACATCTTCTGATGTATACATCATTCTTTTGTTGTCCACCTATATCTCCCCTCCCTATGCAATCTTATCTCGTGCTTCTGACAGTTCTTTCTGGGCTGCCATGCCTTTGATGAAACCCAGAATAAATTCCTTTTCGCTGGTCTGGAGCAAAATAACTTCCTTTGCCGTTCCCACTGCATCGTCTACAATGACCTTTGTTCTTTCATCCATTTTCTGATTATTCATATTGACACCCCTTTCTTGATTGTTTCTTTGTGTCTATATTAAGACTCATTGACTCTTTTGTCAATATATTTTTGTGTCATTGTGTCATTTTCTATTGATTTTTTATTTTTCTCGTGATATTCTTTTCTTAGTGAAATGTCTAGGAGGTGATATTTTGAACGAAATTTATACCAGATTTATAGAATTGCGAAAAGATCAGAATTTGACTCAAACTGAATTTGCATCAAAACTGAATTTAACACGTTCCGCTATCGCAAACTATGAACAGGGACGCAGACCGTTGTCTGATCGTACCGTTGCTGATATTTGCCGTGTCTTTAATGTGAATGAAGAGTGGCTTCGGACTGGTGTCGGTGATATGTATCGTCCTCCTATTGAACAGGGGAATGAATTGGTGGAACTAATCGCCGATCTAGTGCAGACGGACGATGATTTTTCAAAGCAGTTTATCATCGAATACTTGAAATTAAGTGAGGAAGAAAAAGAACTTATTAAAAAAGTAATAAGAAATGTGAAAGATTATTTATAAGTAATAGGGGGTTATAGTATGGAATTCAATGAACAGATCAAACAATTTGCAGAACGTGTCACACAAATGAAGCCGAACATTGCAACGGAAGAAGCCACTAAAATGTCTATGGTGGTTCCATTTTTTCAGATTCTAGGTTATGACGTTTTCAATCCTGCAGAATTCTGTCCTGAATTCACTGCTGACGTAGGTATCAAAAAGGGCGAAAAAGTTGACTATGCTATTATGGATGAAAGCGGCGCACCTTTGATTTTAATTGAATGTAAATGGTGCGGAAATGCACTGGACAAGCACGGCTCCCAGCTCTTCCGCTACTTCGGTACATCCCCCGCAAAATTTGGTATCCTGACAAATGGTATTGTTTATCGTTTTTACACCGATCTGGAAGAAACCAACAAAATGGATTTGACACCATTCTTGGAAATCAACCTTTCCGATCTGAAGGACTACCAGCTGAATGAACTGAAAAAATTCTGCAAAAGCAATTTTGACAGTGATAAAATCTTCAGCACTGCTTCCGAATTGAAATATACCAGCCTGATCAAAGGCGCACTTGCAAAAGAATTTGATTCACCCTCTGATGAATTTATCCGCTTTATCCTGTCCGATATCTATGAAGGGCCTAAGACACAAAAAGTCATTGAAAAATTCCAGCCTATCGTGAAAAAATCATTTACTGGCTTTATCAATGACATTGTCAATCAAAAGATTTCTTCCGCTTTATCTGAAAATACACCGGAAGAACCCGCACAGGCAGCGGAACCCGCAGAAATTGCGGATTTAGATGAACCCAAAAGCAAAATCATCACCACTGAAGAAGAAATCGAAGCATTTTATGTAGTTCGTGGTATTCTTGCTGGTACCGTTGATATCAAAGATGTGGTTCATCGTGACACCGAAAGCTATTTTGGTATCCTTTATCAGGATAACAACCGGAAACCCATCTGCCGTTTTAACTTCGATAAAAAACGCAGTCAGATTATGATTCCAGATGAAAATAAGGTGTTTACCCGCTATTATATTGAATCTTTGGACGATATTTATATGTATAAAGATCAACTCATTGAAGCAGTAAAACGATATTTTGAATAAAAAAAAGCGGTCTTTTGACCGCTTTCTTTTTAGAATCGTTTTATAAAATCATAAATCATCCACAGGATCTGTGTGTTTTGTATGTCATTCAGTTTTTTTACGATTTGTTTTCTGATATCCTCATTCATATTACATACTTCCTTCCTGTGGTTTTTATCTTACCACCATTATAGAACATACGTTCTTATTTTGCAATATATTTCTCCTTCCCCGAAAAAAAATCCCTCCCTGACGAATCAGGAAGGGATACGAAAAAACAATATTCATTGCTGATTTGAATATTATATCATACTATCTTTCAAATAGCAATCAAAACAGGTGATAATTATGAAAATAGCAGCAGCATACATCCGTGTATCTACGGATGACCAAACCGAATACTCTCCCGCTGTACAGTTGGATGATATTATGGAATTTGCCAAAAAGAATGATTACCATATCCCTAAAGAATTTATTTTCACAGATGAAGGTATCTCTGGACGTACTGCCGAAAAGCGTCCTGCTTTCCAGTCTATGATCCGAGCGGCCAGAAAGAAAACAAACCACATTGACGCCATTTTGGTTCATAAATACGACCGCTTTTCCCGTAATAAGGATGATGCAGTCCTTTATAAAGCCCTTTTGAAAAAAGATGGTGTGAAGGTCATATCCATCAAAGAACCCATTCCACAGGATGATAAATTTGCTGTCATCTATGAATCTATGCTGGAAGCTATGGCCGAATACTATTCTTTGAACTTATCCGAAGAAGTCAAAAAGACTATGCGGAAAAAGGCTGAAAATGGTGACTATCAATCCCGTGCCCCTTTTGGTTATCGTAACGACAAAAAAAGTCTTGTCATCCATCCCGAAGAGGCTGAAATGGTACGGTATGTATTTGAATCCTATGCAAATGGCACTAGTATATTTGCATTGACCCGTGAACTGAATCAGCGTGGATTTCGCACCATTCGCGGAAATCAGTGGGAATTCCGTACTGTACGTTATATGCTGAATAATGTAACTTATCACGGATATGCCAGATGGACACCCAGCGGAAAGACTGACTGGGGATATGATATCCCGGCCGCCATTGTAGCAAAAGGCAGCTGGGAACCGATTATTGATGATGAACTTTGGGAACGTGTCCAGGAACGATATGCACAGCAGCAGCGCCGCCACTATCCGCACAAACGCCCTGATACAGATGGTATACATTGGCTCTCTGGCAAAGTGAAGTGTTCCTCCTGCGGCCGTAGTCTGGTTATCAGCCGTCAGTATGTTCGTGGTGGCTTCGAGATGCAGTGCGGCGGCTATAACCACGGGCAGTGCCATGTTTCCCATTCTGTTTCTTCTAATCGCCTGATACCTGCTATTTTAGACACCCTACGGCTGATTGCAGAATCTCCTGATACACAGGCGGTCAATTTCTCTATCCGCACAAATAACACCAATAGCGGCGAAATAGACGCCATATCAGGTATGATCCACCGTACACAGCAAAAAATCATCAAAGCCAAAGAAGCATATCTTGCTGGGATTGATACCATTGATGAGTATCGGGAAACAAAACTGAATGCAGAAAAGGAAATTACAGAACTGCAGCAAAGGCTATCTGCATTAAATGAAGAGCATTCCTTTGATGCCGATGCTTTTTCTGAAAAAGTGCGCAATGTGCTTCGGACTATTTCTGGTGATTCTTCTATTGATGATAAGAAAAGTGCCTTTTCCGAAATTGTTGAAAAGGTCGTATATGATAAGGCAGCTAATAACATTCGGCTGTTTTTAATTGACTAA